ATTTGGAACGGGATTAAGTGCCGAGCAAATACTTTCAGGACCAGAATATACTGCTGACATAAGAAAACTAGCTATGGAATTCTTTAGGGGTGGTAAAGGAACTCTAAAAGGCAAACCTTATATGTTTCCTGCCTATTTCCAGCATACGGCACAATTAGTGCAAAGATTAAGAGACGAAGTAACTAGAGCGGTACAATGATAGAAATAGGATCAGAGATAAGAGCATCAATATTAACAGCCATCACTCCTTTGGTAGTGGAGGCGGTAACTATTCCTGTGGCAGATACTCAATTAAACCCAAATCAAAGCCCTGTAAACTACCGATCCGGAAAAGCCTATGTGATTATCTCCGATCAATTTGAAGCGGAAACAAGCGGTAACAATTGCTCAGATAGGCAAAATGTATCTGTTACAATTGATATTATTACTAAATTTCCTGCCGGATCAGGGGGAAAACTAGCCTCTGAAAAGATTAGCGGAGTGATTAAAACGGGATTGCAAAACGTAATTGCACCGGTTGGATTTCAGATACTTGGATCAAATATGGATTCTAGTACGGTTATCATTGAACAGGGGTCGACTCAAATCGCATTTAGAAAAGTGCTTCGATATACCTTTGATGTTTATGGGTAAAAAATAAGCCCCGAAGGGCTGTATTCTATCTCAATCTATTTTTATCTGCAAACCATTGAGGAACCTCAATTTTTCGAGTAATTTCAATGCAATCTGAATCAATCTGACTGCTTTTTTCTGATATTATAGTACAGATACTTTTAGGAATCCAAAGAGAATCAGAGGTTTTTCCAGTCCATTTACCATTTGGGCAATTAACCATTATTGCTTTTTCGGTTTCATTTTCCAAAGGATTAGCCAAAATTCTATCGCCTTGGCAGTAAATCTGAATTGATGTGTAAGTTTTCATTTTCGTTTCGTTTAATTCTTACGAAATATAACAGGTTCGTAATTACGAAGCAAGCTTTTTTTTCACTTTTGCATTTTATTTTTTTTATTCTCATATTTGGGTAAACAAATAAGCAAATAATCAATGGCAGCAACTTATCAGAAAGGCAGTACCATATCAGTCATTTTGGCATCTGGCCGGATGATTGTCTGCAAGCAAACTTCCACTATCTCTTTCACTAACTCACCAATCGAAGTACGAAATTCATGCACTGGAGATTATGCGGTGAAACTCGAAGGCGGTCAAAAATCAGGATCTATTTCCATCACAGGAGATTACGATAAAACTCCAACAGCTTCCAATATTTCTGCATTCACTTTGGCTGAGGAATTAGGCGGAGTTTCTTCCGCAATTTGGGGAGGTTCAACAGTTGGGGATGAAATTGTAACGGTCAATGTTCAAATCAACTCTGTAGAAATCACTGGAGATCTTGATACAGCTGTATCTTTCTCCGCTACTCTTGACTTCGCAGGTACTCCGGTATTTGGTGTTGTAACTACTTAAAAACTATATGGCTAAAATCGAAACGATTAAAAACGAATTTATCGAGTTCAAAGTATTCAATGCCTCTAAGGTCTTGACTCTGTTTGAAAAATTGCATGGTAAAACACTATTCCAATTCTTCCAGGATTCACCTCAGAATATGGATGGATATGCAGACGCTCTTTATTACGGGCATATTTGCGCATCTAAATTGGAATCTGTAGAACCTACTATTGACAAAGAAAAGATTCTAGATTCAATGGATATGACTGAATTAATTACCGGAGTAACTCAAATGCTAGGTATTCAGGATCAGGCTCCAACGGATAAAAAAAAGTAGATTCAGGAATCACTCTTGAAAAAGAAATACGGATCATCTCGGGTCGATTAAAATTGTCTCAAGATGATCTTTTTGTTTTATCGGTCGACGATCTTTTGGACATGATTGAAGGGCATGAAAACGATATTAAAAACGATTGGATTAGAACAAGGCTAGGAGGTTATTTATCCATTCTACCACATATAAGTAGCAAAGAACAAAAGACATTGACACCTGAGAAGCTTTGGCCTTTACCATGGGAAGAAACGAGCAAAGAAAGTGAGATTACTAAAGATGATATTGACCACGCTAGGAAACTTGCGGAAATAGTGAAAAGCGGAAAATTTAAAGCTAAAGATATAAATGGCAAATCCTAAGATAGAGGTTGAAGTAGGGGCAAAAATAACCGATCTGCAAAAGAAGCTGAAAACGGTTGATTCTGATCTTGCCAATACGGGAAAGTCATTTAATAAACTTAATGAGTTTGCGGTTGGGGCTTTGCAAGGTATTGCTGCCGCTTTTACAGTTGGGGCTATTATTGATTTTGGAAAAGCGGTTTTAGATACTACTGCAAAATTTCAAAAGTTTGAGGCCGTTCTTACCAATACTTTAGGATCAGGATCAGAGGCACAATTAGCATTACTTCAAATTCAGGATTTCGCTTCAAAGACACCTTTTGCAGTTGATGAATTAACATCTGCATTTGTTAAACTTGCAAATCAAGGATTTAAACCAACTATTCAGGAACTAACTTCTTTAGGTGATTTGGCTGCAAGTACAGGCAAATCATTTGATCAATTAGCAGAAGCAATTATTGACGCTCAGGTAGGTGAATTTGAAAGATTAAAAGAGTTTGGAATTAGGGCTAAAAAAGAAGGTGATAACGTAACATTTACTTTTAAGGGTGTAGAAACTCAGGTAAAGGCGACGGATGAATCAATTAGAGACTATGTTTTAAGCCTTGGAGATGCAGAGGGAGTTTCCGGTGCAATGGCTTCTATTTCAGAAACTTTAGGAGGTAAGCTTTCTAATTTAGGAGATAATTTAGAGCAATTAAAATTAACTATTGGAAATCAAACAAGCGGACTGTTTGCGACTTCTATTGATTGGCTAAATCAGTTTATTTCATTAGCTACATTAGCATCAAAATCAGTTTCTGAAATAAAAAATCAATCAAAATTACTTGTTGAAGAAACTGGTTTTTTAGAGACAAAAAAAGAAGTTGATTTTTTAGTAAAATCTCTTGAAAAGCAATTAGGAACTGAAGAAGCTATTAAGAGGGCAGTTGAAATAACAAAAAAATCTTATCAGGATTTATCTGATGATATTTCAAAAGGATTTATTACAGGCGGTAGACTTTCATTTCAATTAAGGGAATTAGATGCTTATGGCGAAAGCCTATTAAAAGTTTCAAAAGCGGCTGAAGATGTTGTTCCAAAACTAGGATTAATCGGAGGTTTAACAGAAAAGATTAACCAATTAAATGAGTCTCGTGTTTTTGCAAAAGATCAGCAAGAGATAACGCTAATTGATTCTAAAATACTAAAACTTGAAAAACAATTAGTTCTAATAGATGCAATTTCAAAAAGGGCTAATCAGGAAATATTTCCTCAAGTAGAACCTATAAAACCTTTGGGATTACCTAGTACAGATATAGTATTACCAACTTTACCAGGTATTAACCCTGAAAAAATAGTGGCATTAAGAGAACAACTTGAAGCTGAAACACCTGCCATTGAAACTTTAATAAGTCAATTAGGTGATGCATTTTCTTCTTTAGGTGGTCAAATAGCAAACTCTTTAAATATTGGAAATGATGCTTTAAAAGGCTTTGTTTCTACTTTGCTTTCAAGTACACCTAAAATAATTACTGCAATATTTCAACAAATAGCTGCAAAGAAAGTAAAGGCAGCGGCTGATTTAGCCGCAGATCAATCTTCGGCAATGGGTGGAGCCGTAGTTTTAGCCGTTGATGCGGCAAAAGGATTGGGGCCTGTTGGATTAGCTTTACTGCCTATATTTCTTGGCGGGGCAATGGCATTGGTTTCAGGAGCGTTTAAAAAAGGAGGCGGCGGATCTGGAGGCGGTGCAGTCGGTGCAGGTGTTTCAGGTCAATCATTTACAGGTGGTGGAGTTGGCGGACTTGGTGGAGGGTCAAGAGAATTGACAGGTGAATTAGTAGTGAGGGGTAACGATTTAGTGTACGTTTTAGGGCAATCAATGAATAAAATAACCAAAGGGTAAATGGCTCAATATAGATTAGATATTTTCCTGGGGTTTGGCGAAGGAACGATAACAGTAAACGGAGTTACTCCGCTTCCGTATTACGAGCAAGGCACTAACTTAACCGTTGCTGTTTCTTTTGCTCCGGGGTTTTCATCAATTGAATGGTTTGAAACTCTTTCAAGCACTCCGATAAGTACAGCTAGTTCTTTTCTCTATGTTATGCCTGCCTCAGACAATTGGCTGAGGGGCGTAATGAATGGATTGTACGCACCTGTTAACGGATACGCTCTAAAGTACTACGTTGAATACGGAAGCATTGAGGGGGCTTGTAAACGGCTTGAAATCTACAAAGATGGATATGTAGGATCATCAAGTGAAATCAAAG